AGACCTCCTCGGCACCCCAGGCCGAGCCTTCTCAGGGCCAGCCCCAGTCACCTTGGGAAGCGTTCCGTCGCCTCCCCGATTTCCAGGGCCAGGATGACCGGGCCATCGCCGCCCGGCTCTACAACGCCATGGAGAGGGAGAAGGCTGCGGCCCACAAACTGGCCCAATACCAGCAGATTCTGCCCTACGCCCAGGAATACCTGACCCATCGCCGTCCATTCCAAGAGTGGATGCAGAACCAGTCCCAGCAGACCCAGGCCAATCCGCAGGTCCAGCAGGCCGCCCGGCTCCAGGCCCAGCAGCCCCAGCCAGCACAGCAGCCCCAGCAGTCGTGGTGGAACCCGCCCAAGGTTCGAGATGCCTACAAGCGGTACTTGACCAAGGACGAGACCGGCCGGGAGGTGATCTCCGAGGACGCTCCCCTCGACGCCCGCCATGAACTCATGGAGTACCAGCAGTACCGGGCCGACTTCGCCCGGAAGTTTCTGGAAGACCCACAGTCAGCCCTTGGCCCAATGGTGGAGAACCTTGCCAAGCAGCAGGCCGAGCAGATTGTCCAAGAACGCTTCCAGATGCAGGAAAACGAGAGTTTCGTGGCAAACATCGAGGAGCAAAATCGAGACTGGCTCTTTGATAAGCAAACAGGCAATGTCACACCAGAGGGGTTGCTCGTACATAAGTTCATCGAAGAGGCAAGAGAGCGTGGCATCAAGGGGCCCCAAGCCCGTTGGGACTACGCAGTGGCAATGGCCGAAAGGCAAATGCTGGCTCAAGCCTTTGACGAGCAACAGTCCGCAGCGACGAACCAACTCCAGCAGTCAGCACGGCAGTTCATGGAGCAAGCGGCCCGGCCTCAACCGCCAGCCCAGCCTCCAGCACCGCCGCAGCCGCAACAGCCGGATTTGGCCAAGCAAAACATGGAGTACCTGAGGCGGGAGGCCGCCAGGAACCCCAGCCGTTCAGCGGGAACGGCAGTAAACGACACTCGGGCTAGTAAGCCCAAGATGACCTTTGAGCAGATGCTAAGAGAAGACGCCTCAACCCGAGGCCTAATCTGAAAGGGAAGCAGAAATGCCGAGTTCCACTGACTGGGCCCGTTCCATTGGCACGACCATTATCAACTACCTCAAAGAAGAGGAGTTGACCACTTTCCGAAAGTTCAAGGTATTCGCAGCCCTTGAAGGTTCGGGTAACGTCGTGATGAACCAGGCTGGTAGGGGCCTTCAGTGGGAGGTGAGGTACAGGAATCAGCCGGTGACCGGGAACAATGGCGAGACGCCAAGAGTCTTCGCTCGCCAGAACCTCTGGGTCAACGCTGAACTTCCTTATCGCGGCTATCAGGTCACCGATAGCATCTACAAGAAAGAGATGCTGGAGAATCGTGGTCAACAGGCCCTTATCAATGTTGCTGGCAAGATGGCTAGCCGTCTTCAGGAGTCGATGGAGCAGCACCTCGCCAAGGAGGTCTGGATCGACGGCGGGAAGGCGGGGAACGAACTCCGCTTCCATGGCATCGAGTCCATGATGGCCATCGACGGGACCATCAACATCAACGATGGGACCAAGCGGGCTGCCAATGCCGAAGACCCGTTCGGCTGGCCTGCCGATGTCTACGCCAACGTCAACACGGGCCTCGGTGCTATCGCCGGGTCCCAGTTGGAGGGCGTTTGGCCCAACGGTGTCAGCGACCCCGAGTATGACTTCTACAGCCCCATCGTGGTGAACTACACCTCGACGTACTTCAAGGGCGGGACCACCCCGACCTGGGCTGACAACTGTGTCGTGGCGACCCGAGAGGGTATCCATCAGGCCAAGCGGAATGACACCCGCGAGAGCCAGATCGACATGGTCATCCTCGACCGGAAGATGTTCATCGAGTACCTGAACAAACTCGACTCCAAGGAGCGGGCCATTGTGACTCGTACCAATGGGCTCAAGTCCTATGGTTTCAATGATGTATTCGAGCAGGACGGCGTCGAAATTTCGACGGAATACGCTGTGCCCACGGGCTGCGGATACGGGCTCTCCATCCAGAACATGGAACTCCGTTGCATGGAGGGAAGCCTGATGACTGCTGAAGGACCTTTCTACAACGAGGACCTCCAAAGTTATCGGTATGTCGTTTCCGTATTGGCCAACCTGAAGTTCCGTTCGCCAAGGAACTTCTTCAAGTTGCAGGCCATTGCCTGAACCTAAGACCCAACCTCCAACCAAGAAGGCAAAACAGACATGAGCGTTTTGACTAGCGATCCGCCGTTTGGCCGTGGCACCACCCTTGGGGTGAAGTCCGTCAGTGATGGCAACAGCGTCGTGGGCTCCGTCAAGGTGTTCACGGATGCCAACCCCCATGACGGCTCGGTGTACTCCAACCGGGAAGTCCGAGTGGTGGTCCTCCGTAACCGCCACACCGACCCGCTCCTCCCGGGCCAGTTGGTGAAGTGCAACCTTGAGGAAGCCACCGGCCTTGCTGCCGCTGGTGACACCCTGGTTGCCGTGGTGGACGAGTACCTGGCTGCCGCTGGCGTCAAGGTTGACGATGTCTTCTATGGCGTCGTGACCGGCCCGACCAAGGTGCTGGGCCTGACGGCTTCGGCTGAAGACCCGGTCAACATCGGGGCCGGTGGTGACGCCGCTGCTGGTGCTGGCCTGGGTGTGGCCCTGGCAGAGACCGATCCCGACACGGGCATGACCCGGGTTCTGGTTGGTCTTGGCTACAACTCGGCCGCCAACGGCTGATAGGTGCCATCATGCCCGAGTGGCTGACGGTTCAAAACGTGGTCTTGGCGGCAGCGGCCCTGATTCTTGCAGGACCGTATGCCGCCAAGGCCGCCGCCGTTTTCATGGTGACCCCCACGGTCAACAAGGGGGACTTCCAGAAGCAGGTGGTGACCGAGTTGCTGACCCTCAAGGACAAGTTGGAGAAGGAGGGCCATACGGTCGCCTCCAAACTCTGCAAGGACTTGGTCATCGCAATCGTCTACGGCGACATCGCCACACCCACCAGCACACCGGCCGCACCCCAGGCGAGTTCCCTGTTCGGCAAGTAGACCCCGAGTGGCGAAATGGGCAGAAGGACAATCCTTGCCGTTTCGCTCTTGGTCCTGGCCGTCTGCTGCCTGGGCAAGGCTGTCACGCCCAAGAAGCAAGTCTGTCAGCCAGAGGCCTGCAAGCCCAAGCCTCTGGGGTCCGAGTTTGAACTGGAGGTTGTCCGACTGACCAATGAGGAGCGAGTCTCCCGAGGCCTTCGCCCGTTGAAGGTAGAGGCCAAGATGATGTACGACGCTCGTAGTTGGAGTCATGTCCAAGCCAACAGCCGGATGCACCATTCCAGAATGGGCTACGGCGAGAACGTGGCCTACGGGCAAGACACCCCCAGGGAAGTGATGAACGCCTGGATGAACTCCCGAGGCCACCGACAAAACATCCTGAACCCGTCTTACTCCAGTATCGGAGTTGGGGCCGTGAGCAGCGGCCGAGCAATCTTTTGGACCCAGGTCTTCCGCTAGAAGAAAGGTAGAGAACCATGAAGAAGTGTCTGATTCTGTCGGTGTCGTTTGCTCTGGGGTGCGTGGCCGCCGTTCCGGCCGCCCAGGCTGGCAACTGCCACGGGGACAAGAAGAAGGTCGTTGTGGCCGCCCCCGTGGAGGTCGATGTGAAGGAAGAGGTGGTGGTCAAGGTTGAGGAGCCGGTCGTGGTGGCCGTCTCTGATCCGATCAGCCTCCGCTCGGCCTTCAAGGATGCCAACCGGGAGGCTCGGGCCACCAAGAAGGCTGCCGTGCTGGGCCATCGGGCTGCGAAGTTCAGCCGCAAGGCCGCAGACGCCGCCTCCCAGGAGGCCAAGCAGGAAGCGGTCATGCAGGCTTATGACGCCAACTGATCCGGCAGAGGTGTCGGGGAGTTTGAAGGGGGGCGGTGGACTGGATGCCGCCGCCCCCCTTTACGTTTATGAAAAACGACCTGCTTCACTCCTTGTCTTGGATTCTTGTACTTATCCTTTTGGCAATGCTGTCTCTAGTCCAGCCGGGGATGTTCCAATGAGTAACCGAATCCGGGCCATGCGGTCTCGCCCCCGGGAGATGACCCCCGAGGAAAAGCAGGCCATCCAGTTCCTGATGACCGGCCAGAACACGAACCTGACCGAGGACATCACCGGCAGCATGGAGGACTATCTACAGGGCCCATCCATGGCCAGCGTCCTACTCCGACAAGCCAAGGGTGATTACCTGCGGGACCTCCAGCAGAAGAGCCAGGAGCAGGGGACAAACATGAGCCCCATGATCGCCTCGATCCTCCAGTTAGATCGGCAGTGATGGAAGCCTCCAAGCCAGCAACCACTCGGCAATGCGAGGAGTGCAAGAACGTACTCCCGCTGACTCTCAAGTTCTTCCCCCGGGTCCCCGGCACCCAGGACGCCCTCCAGTTCGTCTGCCGGAAGTGCAAGCGGGCCAAGTTGCAGCAGAAGAAACTGCAACGGATCGAGTCCGGGGCCATCGACGCCTACATCAGCCACCTGACCAAGGGCGGGTCCAATATCCCGCACACGGCTGAACTGCTGGAATCCATCATGGTGTACTTCGGCGGGTCCAATGGATTCGCCAGTCTCCTGATGAAGCAATACTTCGAGTCCAAGCCTGGAAGCCGAATCAGGAACTCCATTCTAGAGATGGTGGTTCGCCTTGCCTCCAAGAACACCGAACAGGGCGGGGCCAAGAAGCCTCTGGCCCTGCACACGGAGGAGGAACTGGAAGGCGAGATCAACAAGCGGCTGGAGCAGGCGGTCCTAACCTACGGTGGAAAGAGGTACATCAATGCCCCGCAAGAAGAAGCATCCGCCCTCACCTTCGGCCCCGATTCCGCTGGCCCAGTCCATCTCGTCATTCCAGATGGACGAGTTGCGGAACTTGCAGGCCGAATTGAACGAGAGGCGGATCGAAGCCTTGAGGCTATACAAGCCAACTCCCAAGCAATGGGAGTTCCATCAGTGCCTGGCCAGTGAAACCCTGGTTATCGGCGGTAATCGGTCGGGAAAATCCCTCTGTACCTTCATTGAGGACGCCTGGGCTGCCACTGGGACACACCCGGTCGAGGGCAAGTACCGGAAAGAGGGCGGCAACCTCGTCATTGTCGGGGCCAACTGGAAGCACATTGGTCTGGTCGTGGTGCCCTACCTGTTCCGTGCCGGGGCCTTCAAGATCATCCGCGACAAGGCCACCGGCCAGTTCCGAGCGTTCGACCCGGTGGCCGACGCCGACCGGTTGGGGGAAGCCAAGCCTGCCCCGCCGCTTATCCCTCCCCGTCTGGTAAAGAGTTTTTCATGGGTACTCAAGTCAGCCGGTTACCTCAATTCTTGTGAACTACACAATGGGTGGACGATCTATTGCTTTAGTTCAGAGGGAGACCCGCCCCAGGGATTTCAGGCAGATAGAGTTCATATAGACGAGGACCTCAATAACGAAGCCTGGGTCCCCGAGATGCAGGCTCGACTTGCAGACCGGAAGGGTAACTTCAACTGGAGTGCCATGCCGCACTCGAAGAATGAAGCCCTGATTGGCCTGAACGAGCGGTGCGAAAAGGCCGAGGAGAAGGGTGACACCAGTGACATCCGCCGGTTCGTGTTGAGGTTTTTGGACAACCCTCACATCGACACGGATGAGAAGCGGAAGATGATCGAGCGGTGGTCGGCCGTGGGGGATGACGTTCTCCGGCAGCGATCCGAAGGCGAGTTCATCACCGACTCGATTCTGGTTTACCCCACTTGGAACCCGTCAATTCATGGGTTCGATGCTAGCACTTTCCCGACAGCATCCGTCCCCGATGACTGGTGCCGGTATGCCGTGATCGACCCGGGCCATGCCGTGACGGCCATCCTGTTCGCTGCCGTCCCGCCCGACGAGAAGTTCCTGCTCCTCTATGACGAACTCTATATCCGTAACTGCAATGCCATCATCTTTGGCCAGGAGTTCCAGCGAAAGGTGGCGGGCAAGCAGTTCCATGCGTTTCTCATAGACGCCCACGGTGCCCGCCTGACCGACATTGGTTCAGGCCGCAGCCCCCAGGACCAGTACACCGAGCAACTGGTGGCCCTGGGAATCCGGTCCCGGGTGACGGGGGCTAGTTTCATCCCCGGCAGCGACGATGTCCTGGCTGGCCTCCAGGCAGTCCGAAACCTTCTCCATATACGTCCAGATGGAACCCCATCCATAAGGTTTGTCCGTGGGGCTCTTCCTAATCTCGAAAGGGAAATGAAGAGGTACAAGAAGAAGGTGACCTATGTGGCTGGTACTGCCGTGGTCACCGACGAGCCCAACAAGAAGGGCGAGTTCCATCTGGTGGACTGCCTCCGCTACCTCTGTGCCTACGATCCGGCCTACCACAAGCCCGAGCAGCAGATCGAGCAGCCCTGGTGGGTCCAGTGGAAAGAGAAGCGGGACAAGGCCAGGGGTGGCAATGGCGTGGTGTACCTGACGCCCAATTCGTACACCCAGGCCTGGATTGCCTGACCGAGTGCGGATGCCCGTTGATTGTCTGACATCTCTTTCTTTTAAATCAGGTCAGTCGGTTGAGACCCCGACTTGAACACCTGTTTTGGAGGAAACGATGCCAGACTTCGCTTACCCCGATCTCACTGTCGGGGACATGGTCCTGTGGTACAGCAACCCCTTCGCCCCCCAGGACCCAGTCATGGGCTGGGTGTCACGGAAGCCTGGGGCCCAGACCATAAATATCTTGGTGTGGGCGGAAGACGCCGGGTTCGTTGAGAAGCCGTCCGTCCGCCACAAGGACGATCCGTTCTGGAGAGAGAGTGACACGGCCGCCGCCTGGGGCAAGTGGGGTGCCTACGGCCTCCACCCCAGCACCCAAGCCTTGAAGGAACTCAAGGCCCTGCTGACCAAGCAGAAGATCGAAGCCGCCAAGAAGAAGGAGGCCTGACATGAAGCGGATTCCCCTCATTGTGATCCTCCTTTGTCTCCTGGCCACCAAGGTGGAGGCCAAGCCCCGGAAGCAGACCGGGGTGGCTTCCAAGGTGGTTTCCTGCACGGACGGCCAGTGCCGGATTCTCCCCCAGTGGAATACCTCCACGGCCCAAGGGGTGGCTGAAATCATGGCCTCCCGTGGGGTCATGGCTCACCTCGGCGGCAACTCGGGCTACGAGGGTGTCGGCATGGGCTCGACCCCCGAGCAGGCCCTGAACAACTGCTGCTATTCCCGCTCTGGGATGCAGGTGACCGACCAGGGTGTGGCCCGTGGCCGAGACGGCCGCTGGTACGCCTGTAAGAGGTATCACTGATGGATGAACTGACCAATCCCGAACTGCCGGTTGATGGCTCCGAAGCCGGGCTTCCTCCACTTCCTGAGGACACGACCTCCCAGAAGAAGATGGAGGACGCCCTTCGGTCCATCGCCTCGTCTTGGCTCTCCAAGATCAGTCAAGCCGAGAAGCACAAGCGGCCGTTCACCGAGGACGCCAGGGAGTGCATGAACTTCTTTGACGGCCACGGGGATTGGTTCTGGAAGCCAACGAAGGGGGGCGAGGCACCTGTCTCCAAGATCGCCCCGCCCTCCTTCAGGTTCTGCATCAACAAGGCGTTCGAGGCGGTCAAACTCTTTGGTTCAGTCATTTACGCCCGAAATCCAGTTCGGACGGTGACTCCCAAGACGTTCCCGGTGATCCCGCCCACGGCCCTCGGCATTGACCCCAATGCCCCGCCCCAGGTGGACCCCATGACCGGGCAGCCCATGGCTGACCCCCGCATCCAGCAGTTCATGCAGATGTCCCAGCAGGTGGGCATGATCGAGGAGATGCGTCGGACGGTCTCCTCCATGATCGAGTCCTACCTGAACTACACCCCGGTCGAGTTGAACCTGAAGGAACACTCTCGCCGGGTGGTGGACGAGGGGATCATCAAGGGCATGGGGGTCTGGTGGACGGAGTTGGTGGAACTTCCTGGGGTAGAGGGTGGGCCTCCGGTCGGGATCGTGGGCTCGTTTGCCGACTCGGTGGACAACCTCCTCATGGACCCGGACGCCGAAGAGCAGGAGGACATCCTGTGGTGTGCCCGGCGTTGCGTTCACCCGATTGACGAGGTGGCCCGCAAGTACGGCCTGAACCGCGAGGACCTCAAGGGCCATCTGGAAAGCCATGTCGCCCGCTCCCAGGAAGAAGACCGGGAGTACAAGCACAAGAAGCGGAACGGCAAGACCAATGACCTAATCGTCTACTGGAAGATTTACAGCAAGACGGGATTTGGTCATACGCTCAAGGGAGCCCCCAAAGAGTTCGCCGGGATGTTCGATGCCCTGGGTCAGAACTGCTACATCGTGGTGGCAGAGGGTGTGGACTACCCCTTGAACTGCCCCAAGGAGATCGCCCTGGAGCCGCCAGACGAGTCTGGTCTCCCCAACGCCCTGTTCACCCAGACCCGTTGGCCGATCCCCTTCTACGCCGACATCACCGGCTGGCCCTGGACCCCGTGCCAGTTCCACCGCAAGCCCGGGTACATCTGGCCGATCAGCCATTTGAAGCCGGGCCTGGCGGAATTGAAGTTCTTGAATTGGGCCATGTCTTTCCTGGCAGGCCGCCTCATGGTGTCCTGCAAGACCATGGTCGGCGTGGCCAAGGCCGCTGGGGATGACATCAAGGACCAGATTCTCAAGCACGAAGAAAACGGGTTCTCCCTGCTGGAACTCTCCGAGACCCTCGGCCGGTCGGTGGATGACATCGTGTCGGTGTTCCAGATGCCGCAGGTGACGCCTGAAATATGGCAAATCATGCAAGCGGTTATGGATATGTTCGACAAGAGAGTCGGACTTACAGAACTCGCATATGGCATGACCCGCAATCAGTTTCGTAGTGCTGCGGAGGCGCAGGTCAAGTCAGAGCAGATTTCCGTAAGACCTGATGACATGGCCAATGCCTTGGAAGATGCCATGTCCATGTTGGCAAGGAAAGAAGCCCTGGCCGCCCGCTGGCTCCTCAACCCCGAGGACATTGCCCCGGTCTTGGGTCCGCTGGGTGCCATGGTCTGGGAACAGATGATCCAGAACTTGGACATCAACGCTCTGGCCCGGGAGTACGACTACCGGATCGAGGCTGGCAGTGCCCGGAAGCCGAACAAGGCCAGCCGGGTCGAGCAGATGCAGATGGCCGTCCAGACCCTTGGGCCGGTCCTCCAGGGCCTCATCCCCATGGGAACCGTGGAGCCGTTCAACGCTCTGGTTGCCGAGTGGGCCAAGTCTCTCGACATCGACGCCAGTCAGTTCATGGTGCCCAAGCCCCCGCCGCCGCCTCCTGTGCCGCCCACCGCCCCTCCTCCAGGCGAAGGCGGGTCTCCATCCGGTGATGGCGGCGGCGGGGTGCAGCCCGAGCAGCCACCTCAGGTTCCCCAGGAGTTGAGTCCATGATCCGGCCCTTCATGCCGCCCGAGATTGCGAACGCCGCCCCCGAGGTCCAGCACCACTACCTGAAGATGATCGCTGACGGGCAGACCGAACGGTTCGCGGTCATGTGTTCTCTCCAGCAGCCGCCTGGCACCCGTGGCACCGACCGGGCCTTCCAGCAGGGCAGGCTGGACGGAAACTGGCTCGATGACCTGCCGAAGCACCAGGCTCGAAGGATAGTCCGCGAAGCCAAGGCGGCAGGCATAGACATCACGGGCAAGCAGTACATGAGCGGCTTGGCCAATAAGTTGGGCCACTGCGACCCCAAGGCATGGGTCAGCGACGTTGGTGACATCCGGCGGGTGGCCAAAGAGCGGAACCTGCAAGTTCGGGGCATCGTGGACATTGATGCCCGGGAGGAGGAGCCCGTTCGGGTAGACCTGAATCCCAGGATCGCCAAGGAACTGGCCAAGAAAGAGATCGCCAAGAACCCGTCGCTGTCCCTGAAAGACGCAATCGCAAAGGTCAAGCAGCGTCATGTGCCCCACGGAAAGAAGAGGCGGACATAAAAAGGGCGAGGCACCTCAATGTCGCTCGTCCCACCCAGCCATCGTGAAGGCAAGGTCCGCAATGTCGCGGACTCCTACGAGAAAATCTCCCAGCGGATCAAGGTCCGTCAGGACTCGGCTGACAACTGGACGAAGAACGACCCCGTCCTAGAAGCCGGTGAGTTTGGGTACGAACTCGGGTATCCCAACGGGAAACTCAAGATCGGCACCGGCAGCACCCGCTGGACGGAACTGCCTTATCTCATGGCCAGGGGTCCCGCTGGGGCTCCGGGCCCTGCTGGCCCTCCTGGCAAGGGCATCCAGATCAAGGGCGTGGCTGACGTTTGGCCGCCCGCCGTGGCTCCCGAGCCCGGTGACCTCTGGATCATGGGCGACCCGCTGCCCCCAGGTGCCCCGGCCGATGCCGAGATCGGTGACGGCTACGTCTGGACCGGAACCAAGTGGACCCCGACAGGCCCCATTCGTGGGCCGGAGGGTGTGCCAGGTCAGTCCGTGCTGGTCTTCACCTCGCCCACGGCCCCCACGGCTACCAATACGGGTGACCTGTGGATCGAGCCCGGCCTGCCTGGTGAAGCCACCCTCTCCATCTGGGACGGCACAGACTGGCTCACCATCTCCAGTGGCGAGACCCATGGGCATATCGTCTCCACCGTTGAGCCTGTAGGGACCTTCAAGGAAGGCGACCTCTGGATTGACCCCACGGGTACGCCTCCCGAGATCATCTACAGCAACACCAACCCCCCGGTGTCCATCGACACTCCTGCCGCCGAGTCGGGCGGCGAGCCGCTGGGGGTCGTGGGCGGGGTGTACATCGAGCCTGACGTACTGGGCGGGGTTCCCGTCGTGGTGGCGGGCAAGCGGTACTTGATGCCCCTGATCGCCGCCCCGGCCGGACTGGACACCCGCACTCCCCTGTTCTCGTTTGCTGACGAGCCGGTACGCCAGCAGTTGGATGGCGGCTGGCTTGGCTTCGATGACACGGGCATGAACTACTACCAGCCCGAGGTTGTCGGCGGTGTTCCCGTGGTGATTGCCGGTAAGCGTTACCTCCTTCCGATCATGGCAGAGTGAGACCCATCCATGCCCGCTCCTGACCGCCCTGGTGACCGCCAGACTATTGTCAAGGTTCTCGATGTCCCCAAGGGCATTGTCGGCTACTACACCGACCTTGAGATCGACGCTCTGCTTGCTGGCTTGCAGGGTGGGGGTGGTCTTCAGACTGTTGACCTGTCGGCCTATGCCACCACTGCTTATGTGGACGGCCAGATCGCCACCGTCTATTCCAAGGCCGAAGTGGATGCTGCCATCAAGGCTGCGGCAGAGCAGGCTGCCATCGACCTCGATGCCGTGCAGTCCCAGTTGGTGTTTGCCATCGAGGAGACCGGCAAGCAGACGCAGGCCAAGATCGACCTCAAGGCCGACAAGGCAGCCACCTACACCAAGACGGAAGTAGACGAGGCCATTGCCAACGCTGCCACCGGGGGCACGGTAGACCTTAACGGCTATGCCAAGACTGAAGACCTGCCTGCGGTCTATGAGCAGGACACCCAGCCTGCCGCTGGCAAGGACGGCGATCTGTGGCTCTCGACCCCTGTGGCAAAGGCGGCAGAGATTTCCGCTCTCATTGCCGATGCCGACACCAAAGACCTCGACGCCCATGTAACCAGACTTGTCCGCTCCCTGATGGCGGGCGGCAAGACTGTCCCGGCAGACCTTCCGTGGACTGCCTGCACAAAGGTCCTTGGGTCGGGCTTGATCGAAGCCCGCGTCCTGAACGGCATGATCCAACTGCGTGGCGAGTTGGTCTACACCATGACGAGCGTCGGATCGTTCGCCACAGTCCAGCGGCTCCCTGCGAACTTTCCGAAACCCCCGGCGGATCAGATTGTTGTCGTGTTCGGCATGGAGACTGGCGTGACGTATCGGCGTGTGTTCGCCAAGTTTTCATCTGACGGCTCAATCCAGATCGTTGGTGACGGCAAGGTCACCAACACCACATTTACGGGGGCACAGGCTTACGCCTACTAAACCATGAAGACTCTCCACGTTCACAGCAACGGTCAGTGGGTTGAGGTTGGTGGCTCTGGGGCTGCCGACCTGTCTCAGTACGCCACCATTGAGTACGTTGACGGCAAGGTCACCGCTGCGTCTGGGGTCATCGAGCATGACGCCGAACTGCCGCAGGTATCGCCGGGCTCGACCCCGCTCCAGATTCTTCAGGCGTGGTCTGGCTACGAGTCGGGAGTCCATGTCTTCAAGGGCGGCTCCGGTTCGCCCCGAAACATGGTGCTGCTCTCTAAGGCGTCGGTCACCGGCACGACCAACACGCCAAACGGGGAGAAGCCGACCGCTTCGGAATCCCTGAACGCCACCGTGTTCCTCAACGGCACGGGCTCGACCTACATCCGGATCACAACGACCGCCATCGACGGGGTGCAGGCCACTGCCAGGTCGGAGATTCTGGCGGCAATGGGCAGCCAGTGGGCCAAGATGGAGAGCCCGAAGGGTGATGTTCCCTTTGGGGCTCCGCAGGTGGCCGATCTGTTTGGTGGTGCAGTTGCTCCAGACCTGACCGGCCTCGCCTCGCAGGCTGACCTGACCCTCCTGCAAACCCAGATGCAGGCCATCTTCGACTCGATCTATACCCGAGCCGAATCGGATGACCGCTACGCCAAGAAGCAGGACAACACCCAAGACCTGCTCTCCAAGACGCTGGTGACGCAGGCTATTGGGTTTGGTGACGCCGCCCTGCCTCCGGTTGCCATTACCTACACCGACACAGGCGAAGGCTACGGTGACCGGCTGGTCTTCACCAAGGGTCTGGTCAATGACTATCTCGTCCTGAAGACCGACCTCGACCCGTTCAACGCCCTGCTGCCCCGAATGGAAGCCCTTGAGGGCAAGGCAGCCCCGGTCATTGATTTGGCCCCATACGTCACGCTCGAAACCGCCGACACCCGCTACGGCCGGAAGGACGCCCTCGACCTTCTCCGCAATCAAGTCCAGACGATCTTCGACTCGATCTACACGCGGGCTGAAGCGGACTTCCGCTACCCCCTCAAGGCTGATGTCTACACGCAGAAGCAGACCGATGACCGCTTCATGCGAATCGACCAAGCGTTCAGCAAGGCTGACTTCGACAACCAGATGGCGTTGATGCTGTACTCCCGCAAGCAGGTCGATGACAAACTGACCGCGATCAGTCCGCTTGGCTCCCCGACGATCAATGACCCTGCTCTTGCCGAGTTCAAGAAGTCCGTCCTCGATGAGGTGAAGTTGATGCTCGTCGGTGGCACGAAGATGCCGCCGCCCGACATCGACTGGACGTGGATGGTTCGTATGGATGGGGCGAGGGAGTCTGTCTCCACCGAGATTCAAGCGCGGATGATCGGTGGCTTCATCGAACTCAAGGGGACTCTGTCGTTTGGTGCGGGCATCGGCGAGTGGGTGCCGCTGCGACTGCCGCCTCAGTTCCCGCTTGCAGAACTGGAATCGAAGTACCCCCTTGCCATGCGGCTTGTTGGCACGGCTGTCACCTACGGATTCTGCACGATTCACCAGAATAATCGTGACATCAAAGTTAGTCCCGGCGCACGATCAAGCGAGGCGACATTCTCTGGCATCCGCTGGAAGGCGGCCTACTGACCATGCCAACCCTCAAGTATTGGGACAAGACCCGATGGGTAGACATCACCACCACCACCACCAGTGGCGGCGGCGGTGGAACTGTCGGCCCTCAAGGCCCACCCGGCCCCGCTGGGGCTGATGGACAGGACGGCGAATCCATTGTGGTTGTCGAGCAGGCATCGCAGCCTGCCCAGCCCAAGCCCGGAACTATTTGGTTTCAACCCTAGAGAAGGAGATAGCGATGGCGAAGTCGGCAAACATCTGGACGGGATCGGAGTGGGTTTCCCTGATTGGCCCCGAGGGCCCTAAGGGCGATCCCGGCAAGGACGGTTCGGGCGTCACCATTCAGGGCACGGCCACGACTTGGCCCCCTTCGGCTACTCCCGGTGCCGGTGATATGTACCTGCTGGGTGACCCGGTTCCGGCTGGTGCCCCGGTCGGCTCCAGCCCCGGCGACGGCGTGGTGTGGACGGGCTCTTCCTGGGTGAACGTCGGTGCCATTCGTGGCCCGCAGGGTGCCCCCGGTGCGGACGGTGCTGACGGTGCCCCCGGTATCGACGGCCAGAACGGTGCTGATGGTTCTGCGGCCAGTGTGGCTGTCGGAACTGTGACGGCCCTGCCTGCCGGTTCGACTCCCATCGTCACCAACAGCGGCACGGCCCTTGCGGCGGTGCTGAACTTCTCTATCCCTGCCGGTGCTGCCGGTTCTGATGGAGCGGACGGGGCCGATGGTGCCAAGGGCGACAAGGGAGACAAGGGCGATCAAGGAACCGCTGGAGCCGATGGCGTTGATGGAAACTCCATCGAGGTCTTCGTTCAGGCCAGTGAGCCGACCCCGGCTCGCCCCGGTGCCCTCTGGATCGACAACACCTGATCGGAGTCAGAGATGGCGAAGTCCACCAAGATTTGGGACGGCACGGCTTGGCACGACCTGCAAGGCCCTCCGGGGCCAACGGTTGTGTCTGCGGATGCTGGCAACCTCCTGACCCTTGGCAGCGATGGCCTGATTCTGCTGCGCGGCGACACGCAATTTAGCGGAATGTGGACGCCGTTTTGTCCAGAGTTGGGTACTTATGAGTCTGCCGAGGGCTATTGGTTTCGTGCGGGGCGTCTAGTCACGCTGTTCGTTCTTCTTAATATAGATCAAGGAAGGACACCGGGGGATGTAATGTCGGGGACAGACTTTAGTGTCGCGGGCCTGCCATTCGGCGTGGCCGAGTTCTTCGACTCTTCCACCAGCGTAGCCAACGCATTGTTCTTCGCTCCCGTCTGTGGTTGCGCTCGCATCGACGGCGGAAAACTAGTTTTTGGCCTACCTGTGGGCGGGGCTGCTATAGATTTTGCTACCCAAGGAATCACCATTAATCTTGACAAGGCAACTGAAGATGCCTACCCGCTGACAGTGAACATCTCCTACCTCACCGATGATGCGAGGATCGGATGAAAATCACCCTTCAGAATAACAAGTCCATCGGTGTGATCGAGGATCGCAACGGGCGGCTGTGGGCCTGCAACTATCACCCAGCCAAGGCGCTGCCAGATGATGCGCCGCAGGCAGTCAAGGACATGGCTGCGGCCCACTGGACGCCCGAGGTGATTCAGGCGGCGAAGGCCCGGCTCGTACGGGCCGTCGAGCCTCGTGTCGTGGGCAAGTAGCAATGGCTTACCAGCGAATCCAACTTCGACGCGACATCTCGGTCAACTGGGCTAGAGCCAACCCCGTACTGGCGGATGGCGAGCCCGGCCATGAGACCGATACAGGCCGCTTCAAGATTGGTGACGGCAAGAAGTCTTGGAAAGACCTGCCGTACAAAGCCGAGATAGGACCGCAAGGACCGGCTGGTCCTTTGGGCCCTGTGGGTCAAACCGGCCCCCGTGGTCCTGCCGGGATCAAGGGCGACCAGGGCCCCATCGGTGCATCAGGACCGGCAACGGTGCTGTCCATCGGGTCGGTCACCTCCGGCCCAGTGCCCCTGGTGACAGTCACGGGCCAGGCTCCGGCACAGTCCCTGAACTTCGTCATCCCGAGCGGTGTCAAGGGAGACAAGGGCGACAAGGGTGACATCGGCCCTGCTGGCCCCCGAGGAGAACAGGGCGAGGCCGCAGGCGTTGTCATCAAAGGCAAGGTCGCTTCTTGGCCGCCGTCCTTGAACCCGGACGTTGGCGACATCTACATCATCCCGAACCCGCCACCGGCTGGCACCCCGGCCAACTTCAATCCCGGTGACGGTGCCTTGTGGGACGGCGACTGGGAGAACTGCGGACCCATTCAAGGCCCCAAGGGCGACCGTGGTGACACTGGCCCTACTGGACCGACTGGCCCCGCAGGCAAGGACGGAGCCAACGGCACCAGTGGACCGGCCGGTGCCCCGAACGTACTGACCATCGGCAGCGTGACTCAGGGCCCCCAGGGCTCCATGCCCATTGTCTCGATCACGGGAGTCAGCCCAGCACAGACCCTGTCGTTCGTTCTGCCAGCCGCCAGCGAGAACTTCCTGACCATTGGGTCTGTCACGGAAGGTGCAGCAGCGAGTGCCTCAATCACCGGCACCCCGCCCAATCAAGTCTTGAACCTTGTGATCCCCAAGCCGTGGATCAACCAGGCTACGTCTTTCTACCAGAGTCCTTATGACGCCTCTGTGGTAGAGGGCTCCACTGTGTCGTTCGAGGCCTACGCCCAGTCCACCGAATACCCGATTGTGTACCAGTGGCAGAAGTCCACGAACTCTGCCGACTGGACCGACATCGACGGGGCGGGCTCGGAGTACCTGTCGTTCCAGGCATCGCTATCGGATTCTGGGACGTTGTACCGTTGCGTGGCCTCTACGGCCTCTGTCGGCCAGGTTTACAGTGCCATCGCCTCGCTCACCGTCTCGGCCAAGCCCTCCAACTCAACGGGCAAGCAGGACTGGCAGTACGCCTACACCCCCGGCCCAGACCGACTCACTGCCGACTGGACTATCTACGACAACATTGGCTATGGCCAACTGAAGATGGTCAACGGAAAGTTCTTTACCTACCGTGCCAGCAGTTCAGACGGCATCCAGTGGGACAGCCACGTTGGCGGCCCCGACGTTTACAGTGGTGCTTGGCTCAACTCGGTCCACTACTTCAATGGCCGATACCTAATGTGGTATGCCAGCGGGGACACTTGGACCAATGAGCCAAACTACCAGTACACCCGCAAGATGTACGTCAGTGCGGACGGCAGAAACTGGCAGGAGGTTCAGCCCGCTGTCCGGTGGTTTGCTGTCGGCGGGATCGCCAAGCCGAGCGTCAGCGGCGACCGCCTCCAGTGGATCAACTACCTGTACTACAACTCCAGCCCCAAGGCCCTGACCCTTGACTGGACCACTGACGGCCAGACCAACAACTATCTGGCCGCCGGTTCGCAGACCTATACGGGCCCAATCCCGTGGTTCAATGAGGTGGTCAACGGAGTCGAGGTCACCTCAATCAAGCCGCAGATCAGTGCAGGCTCCTGGCTCTCGACCAGCAACTACGAGACCATCCCCGCTGGGCCATACGAGTCCCGCATTGGCAGCAGCGACCCGGTAACTGACCGGTTTACGGGGGCTGCCTACGGGGAACTCAACGGCCAGATGGTGTACGTCGCCTTCACGGGATCAAAGTTCTATTACACGGCTGACCCCAGTGGCGGCCCCCTGCAAGTCATCGACCTGCCGCCGGGATATGCGATGCAGGCCCCGGTGTACGGAAATGGCTGGTGGCTGGCCACCCGCCGCAACCAGCCTGGCGTGTACTACACCAGCAAGGACCTTCTGAACTGGAACACCCACACCAACGTCAGCACCGCAGGGGACTACCAGGGCAGGGCTGTTTTCACGGGCGGCCGGTTCGTGTTCCCGGTGGTGTCGGGCGGCGGCATCCAGCACATCGCTTACTCGGTGTAATCCATGTACACAGCCTTCGATGTCATCGAGTACCTGCTCTCCACTACGGGCGGCGGGGCCCAGGACCAAGAACATAGGGTTCTTCGTCAGGCCTTGTTTCATGCCTACCGGGACTTGGTTTCGGTCAGGGATTGGCGTTGGTATCACACGGCCGAGCCCCTGGAGTTGCCGACAGACAGGGACATCACGATCCACACCCTGCCCTGGGGTGTGCAGTCTGTAGATGCCATCCAACTCCGCGAGCCCCACCTTCTGGCTGACTATGTGGACCCGACCGAGTGGGACCGCCTGACCAACTCCCCGTACCGGCAATTGGTGCGGCTGGTCTGGACGGTGGCCCCATCCCAGACCTTTCCCGATAGGTTTGACCTCAAAATCCTCAACGGCTACCGCTACGGTCAGACTTGTATGTTGACCTATAGGCGGCGGCCAAGGGACCTTCGCTGCACCGGGTGGGAGCCGTCGAGCCGCTCCGGCACAGTGGATTGGGCCGGAACCGAGGTGACCGGCACCGGGACCCAGTTCAACAACCAGATGGTCGGGGCTGTCGTTCGGGCCTCCGGTGACGCGACCTACCACCCCGAATCCCTGGCCGGGATGCACCCATTCAAGGACGAGGGGCTGGTGCTGTCCGTGGCTGGCCCCAACCGGCTCTACGTCTGGAGCCCAGTGGACGGGGTCAAATACACGGGCACCAAGTACATCGTGACCGATTACTTGGACATCTCGCCCAATATGTACACGGCCCTACTGTCTGGCTGCGAAGTATGGGTTTCGCGGCTTTTGGGCAAGAATATCGAGGGGGCAACAGGGGTTTACGGCAGGGACCTCCGTCTCGCCTTTGAGCAGGACGCCATGGCCCCGCTCTCGGGACGCCGCAACTCCCGTGGTCACTACTACAACTTCTGGTATCTCCGTCCAGGCGGGGACCAGGGGGATGTCGGTGCTGGCGGCAGCGGGGGCGAAACCGGCCAATGCCCATTGAAGCCGAGCATCTCTGGCGGCAATGCTTCCAATGACGGCACCGAAGTCTGGGATGGCGGAAGTGCCAGTACCACCTTCGGAGCCTGCGGATGATCCGTATTGCCAAGTGGCCTGGCTGGGTTTCCGCAGCCTCGCCCTACATCCTCCCGGCCGGTGGGTCTGTCGAGCAGATCAACGCCCAGAGCCTGGTCCCTGGCCAACTCTCGGTCAGGGGCGGCATGGCCCCTGTGACTCCGGGCACCACAGCCCGGACAATGACGGGACGGGCCGTGCTTGAAATGTGGGGATACAGCACAGGCTCGAACTCCACCGAGTTGATCTTTGCCTTCACCGACGAGGGCAAGATCGTCCAGATAGCCAACCCCAAGATCGAATACCAAGACCCGACACCTGGGGTGACCTGATGGCTTTTACTGGAGAACATACCGTTGCCTTTTCTCAGGGCCGCAGAGGCGAGGTGTACGTCTACCAGGGCTACGGCAACCGTGGCATGGTCTACAGCCCGTCCAAGAAGTCCTGGCGGCAGGTGGGCATGGACCCGCCTACCACGGCCCCGGCTGTCTCGTTCAACCCCAAGCCCACCTACTACGTCGCCCGAGTAGACATCGAAAACGCCGGGTACGGCTACAACAAGCCCCCCAAGATCGACATCCTGCCAGTATTCGGCGGCCTCCCCAAGCAGAACGCGAAGGCCATCGCCCGAATCGCCAGCGGCAGGGTCCGCGAAGTAGAGGTCACCAACTACGGCAAGGGCTACTCAAAGACGCCCTGTGTGAGGGTGCTGCCGTCTGAAGAAGACCCTGACTTCGGGAGCGGGGCAGAGTTTGAGTTGCAACTCGACGGCAAGGGTGCGGCCGGAGACCCCAAGACTGGCATTGTCTATTGGGAAGTCGAGCAAGGGAACGCCGCCAACCGGCTTGGCTATTGCAAAGAAGACTACGAGCAAGTCTCGGAAAAGCCCCAGGAAAACGTCGAAACAAAGTATTACGTTGCCAATGCCGATGGCGGAACTGGCTCTGGGGCCAAGGTCAGGCTGACTGGGTTTGGGGTCCTCTGGTTCAAGAAGGTCGGCCAGATCACGACCATCAGGCAGGAGCCTTGCGAGAAGTCCAACGAGTCTCGGAAGGACACCGATCCTCTGGTCGAGGTTGAGGCCTTTGGGTCTGGGTACTCAAAGACCGACGAGGTGACTGTCATCCTCAAGCAGCCCCCGTGCGACACCGACCCCGAGATGCCGTGCAAGTTGGTGCTGAAGGGCTACCCGCTCGGCCACCCCAAATGCCCCGACTTCTGGGCCCTGGCAAAGAAGAACCCGTGGCGATCTCGGAAGGTTTCTTCGATAGCCATTATGAAGTCCGGCTCGATGTACCTTCGCCAGCCCGCCTGCAAGTTCACTCCCACAAATGGAGGCCGGGCCGTATCGCTGGCAACAGAGACAAACTGCAACGGCGAGATCACGAAGGTCATCGACAAGAACAAGGAACTTATCGGGCGAACCGTCTTATTTTCTGGGTTTGACTCAAATGCGGACAGCGGCGGCGAGGCCAAGTTGACTGCCGTGGTTCGGGCCACACTTAGGGGCAAGTACCAGTGCTATTACCGGTACGTCGATGACTCTGTGCCCGAGTCCGAGGGCGGCCCCCTGTACTCCAACTTGTCTCCGGTGACCGAGGTGGATTGCGGGGACGGTGCATCAGAACTCTTCTGGAGTTACTCGTCACCAAGCGGCCCAGCCACGGCGGTGGAACTCTGGCGAACCACCAGCAACCAGGCCACCACGCTGTTCCGAGTAGCCAAGATCGGCGGCACTGGATCATTCGGAGACAGCCTCGATGACCTTTCGGACTGGGAACTGACCGACCCAGACCGAGAGGGTTTCCAGGCCATGCCTATCCTTCTGCCCAACGGTGAACTCAATGCCAACCGCTTTGGGGTCCCGCCCTCCAACTTTGCCGTGGGGGTGATGTTTCAGGACCGAATGTGGATGGGCGTGGACACAACCGGCAAGGAGCCCAACACCCTGCGGTTCTCCGAGGCCGATGAGCCGGAGTCCATGGCGGATGTCAACGAGATCATCATCCAGAGCAACCTGCGGGCGACCGACTACCTGACGGCCCTGATCCCGTATGCCGGTGCCCTGATCTGCTGTCAGGCCCGACACTCCCACCGGCTCACCTACGTCACTCAGCCGCTCATCGACGCCGCCGTGTTCTTGCTGGCCTACCGGGGCTGCATCAACCAGCGGTGCTGGGACATCTATGACGGCCGGGTCTACGCCATGGATGACCAAGGGGTGTACTCCCTGGACCCGCAGGGCAATGTCGAGAGCCTGTCTCTGGGCCTGGACAACCTGTGGCAGGGCGAGATTGATATGTCCCTTAGGGAGTGGTTCATCGTTCGGGCCGACCGCAAGATGAACGTCCTCCGGGTTAGCCTTGCCATCAAGGGAGACGGCTCGGAGAAGTTCCCTACCAGGCAGTTTGTCTACTCGTTTGACTACAAGACTTGGTGGGAAGAGCGGCACCCTGCGGAACTCACGGCCGCCACTGACTGCCGTACCATCGACGGGCAGGTCTCCCTGGTCTATGGGACTTCTCGGGGTGAGATGCGTCAGTTGGCCTCTGGGCTTACCGACCTAGCCGACAACTCTATCCATAGCGTCACGGTTACGTCTCCTGGCCGTGGCTACAGGCAGCCCCCAAAGATCACCGCCCCAAACGGCCATGGGGCAGTGTTCGAGGCTGGGATCAACTCGGACGGCGAGATCACCGGCATCATCGTCAAGCACCCGGGCACGGGGTACTCCTCCGGCCCGCTGGTCATTGAGTCCCCTCCGGCCGGTGGCATACGGGCGGCGGCCAGTTGCTCGGTGACGAGCGGAGCCATGCCCGTCCACTGGTCCTTTCGGTCTGGGTGTTTTGAGTACGTCAGCGACTCCATGGACAAGAAGGGCGGCGAGGCCCAGTCCCGACATTGCTCGGTGACCTACCAGCCGACCCGAGGGCCATGCGACCTCATGCTCCAGGGGTTCTACAACAACGCCAAGTACCCACGGAGCAACGTGGTCAGGCGGGACCGAGGCACGGGTTTCGTCCACTCCGACCAAATCCCTGCCGCCGTGTTGAATATGGCGGCCACTCCTCTACAGGAAGCCGAGGCCCACGGGGTCGCACGGGCACTTTTCTCAGGGAGAGTGCTGGACGATATGCAGGGGTCTGACCGCCATGTCAGCATCGGCCTGTCTGGGAAGCAGGACGAGGCTGGACCTGTGGCCATCCATGTTGTGGATGTCTATGGGGTCAACGGAAAGGGCCAAGACTGATGTTTACCCGTCAGGCACCGGCTCTCCATACCGCTCTTTGGCAGGGCGGCTTATCTCCAGCCCAGGCCAGCCAGATACAGAACCTGCTTGGGCAGTGCCGGGCTCCTCTGGTTCACCGTGGCCCGATCACCGTGGACCCGACCACTCCGTCCATGCGGCTGGTTGATCCCGATTCGGCAAAGGTGAAGTTCCCGCAGATCGGTGACTTGCTGCCGCCCGAGCAAGAAAAGAAGCCCGAGGAAGACCCGGAGGCCCCGCCGGTAGACCTGCCACCGAATCCCATATTTCCAGTTCCGCAGCCCTTTCCCGGGCCCGGGCCGGGCGGTGGTGGCGGTGGTGGCATCGAGTACACGGCCGGGGACTACATAGAGGTCGATAACAGAAGGCGGGAGATAAGCCTCAAACACAAGGACTTTGAGCCCGGTCGGCACTGCATCTTCACCGATGACGGTTTCGTCCGTGGCATCGAGTTCACCGTCCGCGAGACCAGCACCGATGAGGACGGCGACCAGTTCAACGACAACCACATCGTGATGAACTGGAACGAGGTCCAGCCCGACAAGACCATCCTTGAGTTCGGCCTGAAGAACCTCAAGACCCTTATGGTCGTGACTGACGTTCAGTTCTATCCAAGCGGGGTTCCTGGCGAGTCTGGAACGGACCCTGTGTTTCGGGTCACTAAGAAGCCCGTACTGGTCTGGCTCAACGGGGACGAGCAGACCTACGACATCCCGCTGGCAGTCTGCGACGAGTCGCCTAGCGGCTCTAGTAAGGGCCCCGGAGAGGAAGAGCAAAAGCGGCAGGCTGAAGCCACGCAAATGCCATTCATGGTGCCGCAGTGAAGTTGATCTCCAAGGGCGGCGGCCTGCTTGTCAAAGACGGCAAGTTCATTGCGGTCAAGGACGGGACCGAGGCCTGCCAGTGCTGCGACGAGTGTTCGGTAGACCCTTGCGAACTGACCCTCAGGTACGTTGACGAGAACAGATGCGAGGACGATGTCTTTGACATCTTCGTCTACAACCCTGATGACGGCCCTGCTGGCAAGGTCTTTGTTGCAGAGTTGGACATGGTCAGCACGCCACCCGGCTGTTGCAACCGATTTTGCCCCCAGACAACCATCGACATCCCCTTGGGCCTGAAGTCCGAGTACATCTCCGGGGACTGCAAGTTCGGGATCATTGCCGAAAAGACCAAGAGCAACTGCTGCGGAACCGCCGCAAGGTTCAGTGTCCGCACCAAGGACGGCTCGGTGGAGTTGTTCGGGGCCTACTTCAATTCAAGCGGTACGGACCAGATATTTGACCTGCGAGCCATGTGTGGCGGCAGCAAGTCAGCGTCTTTGGCACGGCAGGGCGGGGTCGGCTCGGAGTTGTCTGCCTTACTAAAGGTCTTCTTCCTGAACCCAGACTCGAACTGTGACTGCAAGGCTAGAGCCGAGTACATGAATCGAATGGGAGCCCAGTGGTGTAGAGAGAACATAGAGACCATCAATGGGTGGCTCCGAGACGAGGCCCACAAGCGAGGCATCCCGTTCTTCGACTGGCTAGGCAGGCAGGTGATCCTCAGGGCGATTGACTCATGGGAGGCCAAGCAGATGCCTCTCGACCAAGACGGCCAGACATAAATACCCTGGAAAGCAACCGGAGAGTCCTATGTTCCAGCAGCAACTGATCCATCCCGAAGACGCCAGGTCCTACCAGTGGCACGGCAGTCTCGTCGGCCGCGATGTCGGTATGGCCCATGAGCAGTGGTACAAGCAGGGCCAGCCCACCAATCAGGACCGCGTGAACGCCGCCTACCAGCAGCGGATGGCCGCCCAGGAGCAGGCCCGACAGCAGGCCCTCTACGAAAAGCAGATGCGGGAGCAGTGGGAGGAGCAGAAGAAGAACAACGAGGTCAGCCGACAAGCCCAGGTTCACAAGTCCAAAGCCCTGCGATCCATGGCTCTTGGGTTTGGCGGTGGGTTTTCTATGGGCGGCGGCTCCACCCAGGCCCCGAGCGTTGACCTGTACTCCAGTTCTGGCCAGCGGATCGGTGGCTCGTTTGGCCCCATCGGAAAGAGCCTCCTCGGATGATCTCAGGCAAGCCCAACATGAATCCCCCCAAGCCCAGCACTGGCGGGCTTGGGTATCAGTCTGGGTTCAATGCAGACAGGCAGCCCGTGAACACCGGGTTCGCCTCGGGCAGGCTCCAGAAAGAGTCCCAGTTCGTGCCCCAGTTTGGGTCTGCTACCGGCAAGCAGGCGGCCCTGGACCTGACCAAGTCCCAGCAGTTCAACGACCAGGCCCAACTCCGCAGGGGCATGGAGACCGCCAATGCCCAGATGGGCCTTGAGAATCAGGTCAGCCGAGCGGAACTCATGCAGGCCGGTCTCTCTAACCAAGCCAAGATTTACGCCGACATGACCCAGCGGGCCACCGACCAGATCGGACTGGCGGCTCAACTCCAGCAGGCCATGATCCGCAACCGAGCGGCCCTGTCCGCAGCACTGATGGGTGACGCATGATCGGCAGCAACACCTCACTCAAGGCCAAGGGGGCAACCCCGACCCAGTACCCGGTCCAGCAGGCTCAACCGAGCCCGTTTGGTCAGGGCGGGTACACAGGCCAGTCTTCCATGAAGCAGCCGAACTACATCGGCATCGACACCACGGAAGACGCGGCCAACAACATCATGGCCAAGGGGTTCCAGCAGGGCGACCACCGCTTCCAGATGAAGCAGTTGGATCGGGCTGGCATCTCCCGGGGGCGTGGCCAGCAGTTCGTGGCAGGCCAAGAGGGGTCCCAGGCCATGGGCCAGGCCGCCAACCAGGCCGCCGAGTTGCGGACCCAGGACATGGCCGCCAACTCCAAGATGCGGTCGGACTATGAAAAGGCCATGGAGCAACAGGCTCAACAGTTGGCCATGATCCAACACGCCCAAAGCCAGACCGATTGGACACGGCAGTTTGCGGAAGAGTCAGCCGCAGCCCAGGTCAAGATGGCCCAGCAGCAGGCCCAACTCCAGTTGATGCTGTCACTGATGAAGGACTGAAGGGGACTAGATATGTCGCATATGCCCGTAGGCCTCGACCTCGATGACCTGACGCCAAAGCAACTCAGGCAAATCCTGCGTGGCTCCATGCGGGCATCCATGCCGTCCCACAAGAAGGATGACAAGGAGAAGGAAGAGTCCGACGAAAAGGACTCCAAGGAGAACGATGACCTCGTTGACCTTGACCGGGAGAAGGGCGACAGCAAGCCGCCCAAGGTGCAGAAGGATGACCTTCCCAAGGGTGTGACATTCCCCGAGGAAGAGGAAGAAGGCCCAGAACTCGCCAGCAAGACCAAGGACAAGAAGAATGGCCGTACCTGACGTAAAGCCTTCCAACGCCGCCCGCCTCAGGAACGTCATCGAACTCCGCAAAGCCCAGCAGCAGGTTCGAGGCAAGACGTTCGAGACTCCCCGCCCCGAACTCCTTAGGTCTATGGCCCTAGGGGGAGACGAGAGTCGGGGTCTGCTCAAGGAAATCTGGGACAGCCTCGACAATCAGCAGCGTGAGGTGCTGGTCAAGGAAATCGTCCTGGCCATGCCCCACCCCAGCGACCCGACCAAGTTGTCGGTGGACGCGAACAAGGTTCTTTCTGCCATGCAGAAGGGGACCATCGGTGCGGCTGCCGAGTCTGCCAGCAAGGCCGCCGACTCTGGCCGTGCCCCCGTTGAATCCGACCGTTCATCCACCCGTGGTGCCTCTGGCGACACGATCTTTGACAAGGGTGGCGTAGAGAAGGCCGAGCCCGACGCACCGCAGACTTCCATCGAGGCCCCTGAAGGCCAGTTGGACATGAACGCACCGGATGACGATGTGGACGGGCCCTCTGCACTTCGTCGCCCCGGCTTGCCCAAGGGGTTCGATCCCAGGAAGGCCGAGGTCAAGAACCCAAGCAAGGCATCGTCCAGCATTGAGGACCGGCCATCGCTTCGTGCCCCGAACTCATCCGTCGAAATGGTCGGCGGCAGGCCCATCAGGACCACCGAAGAGGGCACCGGTGCCTATGGCCCAGAGGACGCTGGCCGAGTGGCCAAGGGTCATGCTTGGGAAGAAGCCCAGGATGCCCGTGCTGCCTTCGTTCTTGAGAAGTTGGTTGCCCTGTACGGCTCCCAAGAGGAAGTAGCCAAGGCTTTTGCCAAGGCCGCTGATGGAGACGAGGCGATCCAGGCCCAGATTGATGCCGTTCGTGGCATGGCCGATCAGGAGGTTCGTATTCCCAATCGACCCTCGCCTGCTGGTTACAGCCCCCGGACGGGCATCAAGGCCTCCACCAGCGAGATGTCGCCGCAGCAGATTTACGACGAACACATCCGCTCCCTGGTGTTTGGCAACCCGACCAGCAAGGTCTACCAGCCCAAGCGTGGTGAACAAGACCACCTGATGTCAGCCTGGAAGTTGATCCAGACCGACGCCGACCGGGCTGCCCGTGCCCCGAACTTGGTCTATGGCAGCGCTCGGGACTTCGCCCAGCATCTCGTCAACAACCTATCCGGTCAGGATATGTTCGATGTCATGCCGGTGACTCCCAGTCAGAGGAGCCTGTCCACCATCGGCACTGCCATGGGGAAGGACGCTAACTCGGCTGCCAAGGACTACGGCGGGGTCTCCATCACTCCGGCCGACCGGGCCGTGGTCCAGCAGCAGGCCATTGACCGTCTGACCGCAATCATCGAAGAGCGGCTCGGCAAGGACTGGGGCGAGAACTACAAGGGCGTGACCGAGGGCGAACTCACCCCGGTCCCCGAGTCCCGCCTTCCCGAGGAGCCGGTCAGCACCTCGCAAGACCCGGGCCGCGTCCCCATGGAGGGCGGCATCCCGAACAGACTTGGCGAGAAGACGGCACAGAAGCCAGGCCCAGACTTCTCCCGTGGCGTCGAGCAAGAAGCCATTGACGGCGATACGTCCAGTCAGTTGGCGGGCGAGGACACCTACAGCCAGAAGGAAATCCTTGACCAGTGGGATGGCAAACCTCCAGAGCCCAAGGCCAAGGAAGAAGTCGAGGTTGTCGAGGAAGCGGAGGGCTGGACTCCCCGTCCGATGACGAGCAAGGACTCGGCCGATGACTGGCACAAGGAGGCTTACCGCAACTACAAGCAGGGCGAGCCGCAAAAGTCCACCAGTGCGTCGGACTGGATGGCCGACTACAACCGCCGCAACCGCAACCTCTCCCCTGAGGAGGTGAAGCGGCGGGAGGGGCTTGCCGGGAAACTTGGCGAGAACATCGAGGGCCTGACCACCGAGCGGACTTCGGACCTCCTCAAGGAGATCGACGCCTTGGAGGCAGGCCTTAGTGAGGTTCCGCCCCAGATCAGCGAAATCTACAAGCAACTGGAGGCCGAAGGTCTGACCCCCAGCCAGGCCCGGGAACTGCGAGAGCAACTGAAGGTACTCAACGCCGAACACCTCCGGTCCCGTGCTGATGAATACTCTCGGCTGGATGACCTGCGGGAGCGGCTGGCTTCTGCCCGGTCTACCGACAGCCTGACCGGCATCCTGTCCCGCCGTGGCAAGGGGCCCCTGTCTGGCCGCATCAACAAGGGCGATGGGACCACTCCCGAGAAGCCGCTGGAGATCGAAACCGAGGACGATTCCCCGGTCATCAACCCCAAGCCCGGCACTCCGGCACCAGCACCCACGCCAGCCCCTGCACCAAAGGCAGAAGCCCAGGCTGATCCTGTGGCTCAAGGCAAGGTCGATGCTGCAAAGATCATCAAGGTATTCCAGGGCAAGGGCAAAGAGACCCAAGTCGCCAAGGCTGCCAAGCGGGTCGAGGAACTGGAGCAGCGGGGCAATGCCCTGTCTGGTCCCGCAGCCGAAGCCTGGGAAGCCGAGGTCATGGGCCCCGTCCGCAAGGCCATGGAGGAGAGGCTGACCGGTGGCCGCCCGCTGAAGGGTCAGTCCGTCGAAGGCACGGCCCCGGCACCAAAGGCCGAGGAGCCCCCGCCGCCTCCAGCACCCGAGCCCGCTCCTGCCCCTAAGGCGGAAGAGGATGTGTTCAGCGACCCCGAAGCCGACCAGGCCACCGAGGTATCCAAGGTAGAGGATGAGCCCCTCGACCCCTTGGACAGTGCCCATGCCAGTGACATGGGTGACGAGCCTATCCCTGCACCCGAGGCAGTTGACCCCGGAACCGGTTTGGCTGCCGTGCCGGAGAGGCCTGCACCGCTGGAGGGTGAGATCGAGCCAGGCCCTTCAGCCGCAGGCGAGGTCATTGATGCCGAGTTTGAGGTGAAGTCGCGGGAGGGTGAGGCCGCCGCCAAGGCCGATGCTGCCGAGGCCCCCCGTGACGCAGAGTCCGCTCGCCCTGCCCTTGAGTCCAAGACCATTCCCGAGGACGCAGGCAGCCCAGAGACCAAGACCGATGCGGCCCCGGGGAAGGCTGACCCAAAGGCAGCAGCCACGCCCCGTACATGGATGGGCTTTGGCCGAGACGCTATCACCTACCCGGTTCGCCACCCCATCAGGACGGCAACCCGAGTGGGCCTCCCGGCGACCCTTCTCGGTATGTACGCGGGCATGACCAGCCGAACGTCCACCAGCCCCGAGGACAACGGCTGGCCCAGCGAGCCCGTCTCCATGGAACGCCCGACCATGGACCAGATGCCAGTGATGCCCGGTGACATCGGTGTCTCTGACGGTGCAGGATACGACGGCACTGGCCCCGGCATGACTTCGGAAGAGCGAATCCGAATGTTGCAGAGCGGCCGACAGAACTACATCCCTAAGGGGACACCCCAAACCTTCTATCAGTGGAGATGACCATGAGTGGAAACTTTGGGTGGCCCCAGCCTGTTCCTGCACCCCAGTCCCGGTGGCGTCCCCACCCGGCTACGCAGCCCGGTCCCTTTGATACGGCGGCTTCCATCGAGCGTATCCGGCAGCAGCAGGCCCAGCAGGCCCAGTTCACGCCGGATCAGGTGCTGGATGCCACGGCCGACCACCAGTTCAAGGAGAACACCCGGGACGGACTGGAGGCCTATCGCCAGTTCAACGGCCCCGGCCCGAATGTTGTGGGCGTGACCGGCCCGACGCTCGGTGAGGGTGATGCCTTCCGTGCCCCCGGTGCCCCTACCATGGCCGAAGCCCAAGAGCAGCAGGCCAATGCCGAAGCCTTGAAGAACTGGGAAGACTTCAAGTGGAACGCCCAGATGGCAGGCAGCGTTCTGTGGCAGCGGGCCCAGCACGAATACAAGAAGGGCAAGAGGCAGAAGGACGAACTGGACTCGATGTCGGCCGGTGTCGGCTTCGACCCCACGGCCACCATGCCCCAGGCCCCCGAGGCCCCGACTGATCCGCAGGCTTCGGAGCAGGAGAAGGCCGCCAAGGAGTTTGAGGCCAAGCAGAACCGTGCCACCGAGGTGGCCCACAACGAGGCTTTCCCGACCGGCACCCACCCGAACCCGGTGGCTCCGGTAATGGAGAAGCCCGAAGATATGCTCGCCCCCAAGGAAGGATTTACTGACGGCACCACTGATCGGCGGAAGGCGGCGGCCGAAACCCGGCGTCGAGGCACCCGCAAGCAGGAGAACCGGTGGGCTGACCCGACCGAACTGGGCCCACTCCCTGGAGAGGAGACCCTGCCTCCTTCGGTGACCCGCTGGTCTTCGCAGAACGCGGCCTCCAATGGGATGGCCCGGCTCCGTCAGGCCTATGAGATCGAGCGTGACTCCAGCACCTCGGGCGAGACGTTCGAGGATTGGCTGGTCCGCAAGGGTGTCACGCCCGACCTGAAACCCGAAGAGGCTGATGCCAAGTTGAACGAGATTCTGGCCGACAACGTGGTGAACTTTGGCCATGACCCCTTAGACCCCGGTCAACGGAAAGACCCTCGGATCGACACCGAGGATGACACCGTTCTTCAGGGCCGCCGTGGTGTGGCTGATGACACCCCGCTGGACCTGATGACCGACGAGCAGAAGGCGAAGATCGGCCGAGACCCCAGCGGAGCCCCGCGAACTGCCCGTGGTGGCCGCTACGTCTGGGATCAGACCGCAGACTCCGACCCGCTCCGAGATGGAGAGGGTGGGTTTGTGCCCCGTGGTGTCGCCCAAGACCGTTTGGCAGAGGCCCAGAAGATGGCCGAGGCTGGCAACTACCGTGGGGCTGCCGCCATCCTGGGCATCGACCATATGGCCTACGGGGACAACGTCCCAACCCTGGCCGGTGATGTCAGGGCGGAACTCCAGCGGCACGAACGGATGACAAAGGCAGGCTACGTTGCCGAAAACGTGGCTGGTGGCGGGGTGCGGTACAAGGCTGGCCCGGTGATGCAGGCCAAGGTGGACAAGAACAAGCGGAATATGTCCATGCGGACTATGACGAGCCGCTATGCCAAAGAGATGAAAGACTCCGGTGTCGGGGCTGCTCAGATGCGGGAGGCCTATGACTCGGCCTACAACAAGGCGGTCAGTGATGGGTCGGACAATCCCCACCGGGATGCCATGGCTTCGCTGAACGACCGCTACCTTGAGGACATGAGGCTCCGCAGGACCCAGGACCAGAAGTTGGCCTACAACCAGAGCCAGGATCAGTACGCCCGCTCGGTTCGGTTTGGTCTTCCCAAGTCGGTGGTCGCTGGCCTGGACACCGTGGGCAACGCCCAGACTGTTCAGGACAAGGCCAATGCCTTGATGGTTCTCCATGCTCAACAGCCAGGCATGGGCTGGGACCGCATGGCTGGGATGCTAATCCGTGGGGACTTGGACGCCAGGGCCCTGAACAACTGGATTGCCGGGACTGCTGGCCAGCCCTCGCCGTTCCAGAAGCATCAGGCCAACTTGCAGCGAGTCTCTTCAGGTGAAGTCTCTGACACGACCTTTGCCGAGATGGGTGCCCTTGCCGCCACCGAAGCCGGTCAAGCCGGGACTGATGCCCAGCGTCAGGTGATCCTGCGGCGGTACACGCAGCCGGTCTCCACTCGGATCGTGAACAAGCCCACCCAGCCCACGCCCGCAGAGATGAACTTCGTCCGTCAGGCCACGGCCGGGATGAACTACGATGACTTCTGTGAACACACTGGGCTAGACCCCAAGTCTCCCGCCAGCCGGAAGAAGTACGAGACCATCACTGGCAACGCAGTCGGCTTCCGCATGGCTGACATCTGGTCGGGAGTCGGTGGTGCTATTGGCTGGCTTGCCGGTGGTGGCGGCCCAGCAAACCCCGGAACCGCCCAGGCTGCACCCCCGGGGAAGTAATGGATGTTCGACACCCTTGGCGGGTACACGCCGGTCAAGACACCAAGGCAGGCCCGCCGCTCCCCGATTGGGTTTGGCGACCTGTACTCGGGGGCCGACCAGCCAGTGGCGGCGGGTGGCATAGGGCTCGAAGAGCGTGACGCCCTACTGGGACAACTAGAGGACAAGACCCCTCAGTTTACCAGCAGTCTGTTCAACTACATCAACGCCCCTACCACCTGGGCATTGGATGTTCTGTCAGGCAGGCCGCTTGGCTCCGGCACTACGGGAGAGCGGTTCCTCAAGGACCTGGGCCTCCTCCCTGGGGAAAAGGCCTGGGGTGGGTGGGGCAGACCGGTGGCCGGGGCCGCCCTGGAGTCCGTCGTTGACCCCTTTAACCTCGTCTCGTTCGGGTCCGGGGCTGTCAGCAAGGCGGCCCGTGCAGCCAAAGCCGCCAACATCTTTGATGACGTAACCCGAGTCGCATCCCGAAGACTGATAGACACAGGCGGGGACCTGGGGAAGTTCGGTGACAACGCCCTTGCTTCGTTCCAGAAGAACTTCCCTGGGATGCAACTAGAGGACCTGACCGACGCCGACCTGGCAGCCCGACCACTGGTTGGCCCAAGGCAGGCAGCCCGTACCACCACGCTCGATGAACTGGTTCAGGCCCAGCCCGCAGCCAAGCAGGCGGATGTGATGCAGGACATCCAGCACTACCTGGCCAGGAATGGCGGGGACTATGACGAACTGGCCAAGCAGAACCTAGGTGGCGACATCGGGTTCCGGCTCCCCTTCTCGGACACTTCTTCGGTCTTCCAGATTCCCGGGGCTGGACCGTGGATGGCCAAGGGCCTGGACCGTACAGGCCAGATCGTCCGCTGGAGTGGCCCCGGCAGGCACCTCACCTCCATGTTCGACAACCGGGTTCGCGGGACTGTCGATGAGGGCGACCAGATTCTGGCCAAGGGTCTGTCCAAGGCTGACGAAGTGGGCGACTCGCTGGCTCGGGAGAAGACCAGTGAGATGCTCATGGCCATGCCCGAGGAGGCCTTTGACCCCCAGGTCAGCGTCAAACTACGCAAGGTCATCGAGAACGTAGCCACCCCGGCTGAACGGCAGTTCATCCAGAGCCACTCGGGACTGCAAGAGTTCGTGGACAAGTGGGGTCAAGAGGCCCGGGACTACATCACCCGCAGTCGCAAGGCCGGTATCGGTGCCTCGGCCCTGTCTGACAAGTGGGGCACCCAGTATTTCCCCAGAAGCCTGGACGAGTTGTCCTTTGAGCAGCGGTCCCGTGGCTCGGTCAAGGGCGGCAAGAACTACTCCGTAATGACCGGAGACCAGTTGGCCAGAGGCAAGGCCTACCATGTGCCTGGAGGTACAAGCACACTCCAAGAGTTGAGCCTTGACGCCAATGTGGCTGGGCCCGCCCGCACGATCACGACCGACCGGGATGCGGCCAAGTACATCAAGCGGAAACTGGACGCCAAGGCAGCCCAGATGTTCCCCACGGGGCGGCTCCCCAACGGAAAGCCCGCCAAGTACAGCCTGCGTTCGGCCGAAAAACTGGCACGGATGCTGAACCAGATCAAGCCCGAGGCGATTAAGAAGGGCTACCCCATCTTCGGCTCGCACGTTACCGAGGACATGGCCCGGTACTTTGCAGGCCGGGAGCGGGCGATCCAGCGGTCGGATGTTCTCTATGACATCCTGGCCAGCAGGGCCAAGCGGAACAACTACCTCGACGCCTCGGGTGAAATGCCCATCACCCAGGCCATGCGGAACCTCAAACTCAAGACCTACCCGGTCATACCCATGGCCAAGCAGGTGGAGGGTGCCGCCGCCAACCTGATCGAGCGGCTCCAGAAGCGGGCTGGGTTCTCGGGTGTTGACCTAGACGAACTCAAGAACATCTCCATCGACAAGCGGCTGATGGAGCGGCTTAACCGGATCGCGGACTTCTACCACTACCCCGAAGTCCAGAGCAAGTTCCTCCAGTTCGTGGACAACATCACTCGGATGTGGAAGGCGAGCATACTTTCTTGGCCTGCCCGCTTTACCAGGGACTGGTATTCAGGAATGTTCTCCAACCTTCTTGAGGTGGGGAACCCTGCTGATCTCAGGCGTGGGTACATGGGTGCCCAGTATGTGCTTCAGGGTCAATGGGACCGGCTTGATCCGATCCTGGGGATGATG